ATGTTAATGCAGTGTGCTTTCGTAAAGTAGGAAATACTGTTCAGAATAGTATATATTCTCAGATAACTTGGGGAATATATCAGATGGGCTTAGAATCGCTCTTTCATATTCCTAAGACTTATAGTAACCCTATTATATACAAACCTACGGGGCAAAAGATTTTCTTTATGGGAATGGATGACCCTAATAAAGTAAAGTCTATTAAAGTAGAGCGCGGGTATATAGGCATTACTTGGTGGGAAGAGTTAGACCAGTTTGCTGGAGAGTCTGAGTTGCGTAAAGTATTGCAGTCTACTATGAGAGGTGGAGAGTTATTTTGGGATTTTCGTACTTTTAACCCTCCTATTTCTATTGATAATTGGGCTAATGAGTATGCAGAGGAGGCTTTTCTGCGTGAAGATACTCTTGTAGTGTCAAACACTTATTTAGATGTTCCGGAGAGCTGGCTTGGTAGACCATTTATTGAAGAGGCTGAGTATTTAAAGAAACTTAACCCTAGAGCTTATCAACACGAGTATATGGGAGAAGCTATTGGAACTGGTGGTGGTGTCTTTCCTAATGCTTGCGATTTGGATATGCGACAGCAAGTACCAATATATGACTTTGATGGCAATATACTTGAATATACAGAAATGTGGAAGACTTTTGATAAGATACATAATGGCATAGACTGGGGTTTTGCTATGGACCCATTCAGATTTGTGCGTATGCATTATGATGCTAAGAAGCTGGATTTATATATCTTCAAAGAGTTTTCAACAGTAGCTACACGAAATCAGGTTGTATTTGATATTCTGTATAAAGAGAAAAAGCTAATAGGTATGGATGAGTTAGTAACAGCAGATTCAGCGGAGCCTAAATCTATTGCAGACTTTAAAGCTTATGGAGCATATATACGAGGCGCAATTAAAGGACCTGATTCTGTGCGTTATGGAATTAAATGGCTACAAGGTCTTAATCATATCTATATAGACAGACGTGAATGCCCTAAGACTTATAAAGAATTTACTCATTATGAATATCTACAAGATAAAGATGGAAACTTTATTAGTGATTATCCAGACGAGGACAATCATAGTATCGATGCGGTACGCTATGGACTAGAAAAGTTTTACAGTAGACGAGGTAATTGACATTTTATTATGTATGCGATAAGATATGCTATATTAAATATAGGAGGTTTTATCGTATGAAAAATCAAATTTTTAACAACATTGAGTTTACATCGGATACTAAAGGGTATTACAGAGCAATTAACAATTTTAAATGTCTAATGCACAGATATGTTTGGGAATACTACAATGGCAAAATACCTAGTGGCTATGAGATACATCATATTGACTTTGATAGAAGCAATAATGATATTTCTAATTTGCAATTAGTATCACGTTCCGAGCATAGAAAAATTCATGCGGACTTACTTACAGATGAGCAACGTGAATGGAAAAGAAATAATCTTAATACTAAAGCAAGACCTAAAGCGATTGAGTGGCATAAGTCCGAAGCTGGTAGGAAGTGGCATAGTGAACAAATAAAAATGCAAAGAGAGTTAGGACAGTTTAAACATAAACTGATTTGCACTAATTGTGGTAAAACTTATGTCGGCGAAATAAATGGAACAAATACATTTTGTAGTAATGTTTGTAAATCAGCATATAGACGTAAGCAAGGAAAAGATAATGTTGAACGTGTATGTACAGTCTGTGGTAATTCATTTATAACAAATAAATATAAGAAAACCCAAACGTGTTCACGTAGTTGCGCAAATAGATTAAAGAATAGACGAGGTAATTAGTATATGGCAAAATCAGCGATTGGAATTAAAGCTAGACGTAACAGAGCTTATAAGCAAGAAGATACTTCTTATACTTACAGTTATGGTGGTGGAGCTGGTGGTGATAGACGAGGAGACCGTTATGACACTGGCGATAATACGCTTAAAAAGACTAAGGGTATTGATGAAGGCACTTTACAGGGTACTAAGAAAGAGAATCGTGGAAGAAAGAAAGCCGATGCTCCTAGAGGTAAGAAGAAGCAGAAAACTAAGTATGAACGTACTAAGCGTACTACAAAGAAAGGAAGAGACTAATGCCACAGTTATTAAATACATCTGTGCGTGAGTATGTAGGAGTTGGAGAATATGACATACCAGCAATTCAACCAGTATTTGAGTTACCTAATATAGATAACTGGCTTGAGTTTGAAAAGGCAAAGAAGTTAAGAAACAAACCTTCTAAAACTGGCGTACATTTTTTCGAGTATGATTTTAAGTTTGAGTGTGTGTGGAATTTTCCGGATAGATATGCTGATGTATTGTCGGCTTATGATGCTATAATCACTCCAGATTTTTCATACTATATTGATTTCCCTAAAGCTCTCAGAGTTTTTAACAAGTATCGTATGCATTGGATTTCAGCATATTGGCAAGAATGTGGGCTTACAGTAATACCACTAATACGATATGGGTTAGAAGAAGATTGGGATTGGTGCTTTGATGGTTATCCTAAACACAGCATTGTAGCTATATCAACAGTGGGCGGTGGTAAATCTGCTGAGAGAATAGATGCAGGTATGCGTGGATATGAAGAAATGCTGAATAGATTAGAGCCTAAGGAAGTAATCATTTACACAAACAGCTTTGATTATTATCCAGGAAATGTACGATATATAAAGTACAATATAGATAAGCACATACAAGAGGAGGAAGATGATGATTAGTTTTTCTCAAATTATTGAAAAGTTAAAGGAGGTTTTTGCTAAGATGGTAGGAACTAAATCTGTTGAAGATGTATTACACGTTGCACCACTTTTATCTAGTGAAATGCAAAATGCAATTCAAGAATGGGAAGATATTTATAAAGGTAAAGCTTGGTGGCTTAAAGAACCTACTTATGAGGACCCATCACGAGTTGCTTCTTTAGGACTTGCTCAGATGATTTCAAGTGAGAAAGCAAGGACAGCACTTCTTGAGTTTGAGTCAGAAATAACAACACCTATGAAAGAAGAGGATACACCTAGAGAGCAAGCTGGCGCAAACATCGCAGAACGCTTTAAACAAGAAAATACAGAGCAGACAGAGAATATATCAAGTGAGAGTGTAGAAAGCAAAGAAAACGCTTCTAGCAACGTCACAGAGCGTTTTAATCAATTCAGTAAATACAACACATCACAGTTTCACCCACAAGCTACTGTTAAAAAGCTTGTTCCAAAAGGACCAACTGAAAGAGCAGAGTATCTTAATAAGACATATAAGAATAAGTTATTAACTAAGCTAAGAACTCAGATAGAATATGGTATTGCTATGGGCGGTCTTATAATTAAGCCATATGTAATACAGTATAAAGAACCAGCAGATACAAGTGAATTAAAAGTTGATACAAACTTGGATAAGGCTGAGATAGAATTTGACTTTGTATATGCAAACGGTTTTTATCCATTAGCATTTAATGGAAGCGGTGATATAATTGAAGCCGCTTTTATCCAAAGACGTTATGATAAAGATGTTACTTATAGTAGAGTTGAACATCATAAATATATGGCTTCACAGCACAGAGTAATAGTTACTAATCTAGCTTTTAAATCAACAGCTAGAGGAGGAGAGAATGATTTAGGTCAAGAGATTCCTTTAACATCTATTCCAGAGTGGGCTGATATAGAACCTACTACTACAATAGATGGAGTTGATAGACTTCTCTTTGCTTACTTCAAAATGCCGGAAGCTAATACTATTGATATTTATAGCCCACTTGGAGTTAGTGGTTTTGATAAAGCTAAATCACTTATTAAGGATGCAGATATTCAATATAGTAGACTTCTTTGGGAATATGAGGGCGGTGAGCTTGCCATTGATATAGATAGGGACGCTCTTAGAGATTATTACACAACAGACAGTCAAGGTAATAGAGTGCTTAAATCATCTATGGGTAAATTACAACAAAGACTTTATAGACCAGTTGATTTAAGCGCAGAGGGAGATACATATAATCAGTATGCACCAGCTTTACGTGATTCAAGTTATATAAATGGACTTAATACAATACTTATGCATATAGAAGATGTAACTGGATTGTCACGCGGTACATTATCACAAGTAGATGTAGCAGAGGCAAGAACAGCCACAGAGCTTAGAATATTAAAGCAGAGAAGCTATCAGACAAATGCAGAGATACAGAAAGCTATCCAGAAATGTCTTGATGATACTATCTATGTTATGAATGTATTATGTAGTTTATATGATATAACTCCAGAGGGTGAGTATGAAGTATCATACGAGTGGGACGATAGTATTCTTGTTGATAAGAATGAAGAGCTTGGTAGAAATATCACTCTTATGGATAAGGGCATTATGAGTAAGAAAGAACTTAGAATGTGGTATAAGGGCGAAACTGAGAAGCAGGCTAGAGAAGCTTTACTGGAAGTGCAAGAAGAGAATAGACTTGCAGTTGAAGATAACATAATGACTCAGATGGATTTTAATCAGCAAGGTTTAGATAGCTCATTACAGCAGAGTCCAGATAACTTTAGAGGAAATAAATAATGTTAAATGATTCTCAGATTGAAAACTTAATAAAGCCATTCACAGATAGGCAACAATTATTAGAGAGTTTTGTGTTGAATACAATAGCTGAGAGAGTTGGAGAAATTGGTACACTATCTAAAACAGATGTGTACCGACTTCAACAGCTTTATAAAACTGGAAGTAATGCTAGACTGATAACACAAGAAATAGCTAGAGTATTGAATATTCAAGAGAAGTCAGCAAAGCAGATGATTAAAGAGGTGGCTATAACTACTTATAAGGATGCTAAACCTTTTTATGATTATAGACATAAAACACAGATTCCATTTGAGAAGAATACAAAATTACAAAGAAGTGTAAATGCAATAGGTAAACAGACAGCAGATACATTTAAGAATTTATCCAACTCTAAAGCAATAGGGTTTTATATAAGAAACCCAAAGGCTACACAAACACTAAAATTTCAAACAATTACAGAGACTTATCAAAGTGTTATAGACGAGGCAGTACAAGCAGTACAAACTGGAGTATTAGACTTTGATACAGCTATGAGAAGAACATTAAAACAGCTTAATGACAGTGGGTTAAGACGTGCTTATTGGGAAAGTGGTTATTCACGTAGATTAGATAGCACAGTCCGTATGAATATCTTAGGTGGAATAAGGCAGATAAATCAGCAAGTGCAGTTACAGATTGCAGATGAAATAAAAGCAGATGGAATAGAATTATCAGCACATAGCTTTTCAGCTCCAGACCACGAGCCTATTCAAGGACATATCTTCACTATGAAAGAATTTGATAAAATGCAAAATGAAATGGATTTTGAAGATGTGCTACATAATAAGTTTTCTGCTATGCGTAGACCAATAGGTGAATGGAACTGTAAACATTTTACAACAGCTATCATTATAGCTAAACATAAACCAGTTTGGACTATATCAGATTTAGAAGAATTAAAGCAAGAAAATAAAGCTGGCTATACATTAGAGAATGGTAAGCATCTAACTATGTATGAATGTACCCAAGTACAGCGTAGCTATGAAACTGGAATACGCTATGCTAAAGAGGGTTATATGATAGCTAAATCAGCTAAGAATGAAGAGTTGATGGAATACTATAAAACACGTATCAATAAATTAAACAGAGAGTATAATCAGTTTAGTAAGGATTGTGGTTTGAATAAACAAAGAAATAGAGCCTCTGTTAGTGGATTTTCTTACTAAAATGGATAAAAAATAGTTTACATAATAAGTATTATGTTATATAATGTATATGTAAAAGGAGTTGTTTTTTAACATTTTCTTTTTATTCTCCAACGACTGCTTGGTTGGGAAGTTCCCGATTGAGCAGTTAGAGAGTTATTTGTCGAGCATAAAGACGTTAAAACAAATGCCATTCAGTCCACACTGTAATGGACGTTTAAATAAAACAGATATAAAGAATGAAGGAGGATTGTACTATGACAATCAAAGAACTATTTGACAAAGGCGAGAATGGAACTCTTGATTATGCAACTTTTGAGAAGCTAATGAAAGAGAACAACGCCAAATTTGTAGACTTATCTGAGGGTGCTTATGTTAGTAAGGATAAGTTTGAAAATGAAGTAGCTAGTAAAGACGGACAAATCACACAGCTTAATGATACTATCAAAGCTAGAGATAAGGATTTGAAAGACTTGAAAACACAGCTTAAAGAAGCGGGTACTGATTCTGAAAAACTTACAGAGCTGGAAACACAACTGAGTAGTCTACAAACACAATATAAGCAGGATACAGATAATTATAAAACACAGTTATCTAAGCAAGCTTATGAATTTGCAGTTAAGGATTTTGCTAATAGCAAGAAGTTTTCAAGTAATGCGGCAAAGCGTGATTTTATTAGTTCAATGATTGCCAAAGAGTTGAAGATGGAAGGCGATAAGATTTTAGGTGCAGATGATTTTGTAAATGCTTATTCAACAGATAATGCAGATGCCTTTGTAGTTGAAAAGCCACAAGAGGAAGCAGAGTCAGCAAAGCCAAAGCCAACTTTCGGACAACCTACAACTCCGCAGATAGATGCACAAAAAGAGACAGGTAACAATTTTGGATTTAACTTCGTAGGAGTTAGACCAAGACCAAAAGAATAAAATTAAAAGGAGATTAAAATTATGCCAAATTATGTAGCACCAGCTAATAACGGAAGTACAGGTACATTTGATGGTTCAAACGCTATTGGAGACCTTAACTATGCAGACCAGTATCAGAGAACATTGGAGCAGAATTTCCCATATGTACTTAACTATGGAGCACTTTATGCTTCACCTAATAACGGAAAGTATAGATGGCTTGATAGTAAGACTATTGAGATACCATCAATCAGCACAACAGGACGTGTAGATGCAGATAGAGATACTATTGCATTTGCACAGAGAAATTATCAGAACGCTTGGGTTCCAAAGACACTTACTAATGAGCGTAAGTGGAGTACACTCGTTCATCCTAGAGACATTGATGAAACTAATATGGTAGCAACTATTGGTAACATCACTCAGGTATTCAACGAGGAGCATAAGTTCCCAGAGATGGACGCTTATCTGATTTCTACAACTTATGACCTTTGGACAAAGGCTAAGAATCCAGATACCGGTGAGACTCACGTAGCAGATACTACAGCACTTACAACAGCAAACATCCTTTCAGTATTTGATAGTCTTATGCTCAAGATGGATAATGGTAGAGTACCAGGAAACGGACGTATTCTGTATGTGCCATTTGAGGTTCTGAACATACTCAAAGAGGCTGACAAGATTTCTCGTTCTATGGATATAACGAGTGGTCCTAACGCTATTGATAGAAGAGTTAATAGACTTGACCAAGTTGAAGTAATTGGTGTTCCTTCAACACTTATGAAAACTCTGTATGACTTCACAGAGGATTATAAGATTGATGATGATGCACAGCAAATCAATATGTTCCTTATTCATCCAATGGCAATCATCACACCAGTATCTTATACATTTAGTAGACTTGACGCACCATCAGCTATGTCAGAAGGAAAGTACGTTTACTACGAAGAGTCATTTGAGGATGTATTCATTCTTGATAACAAGTCAAATGCTATTCAGTTTAATGTATCATCTAACGGTGGTGGAACACAGTCATAAGGAGTAGATTATGGAACGAATCAAAGTCAGAAGAGGCGGTAAGATTGTTCGTGTAATTGAAAATGAACTTGCAAAGTATCTTTCAAAAGGATACGTTATAGTTGAAGATAAAAAGGCAGATGAGGTGCAGAATACTGTGCCTCAGAAGCCTATTGATAAACCAGCTATAAAAGAAGATACTACTAATAATGAGCCAAAGAAGTACACGAGAAATCGTAAGAATAAGCAGTAATTGAAAGGTGGTGGAATCAATGTACCTTACTTATGAAGATTATGTAAATATGGGT